ATGATTTTTCCTTACATACAAGTTAGGCGCATTAGTCTGTATGTAGTCAGCCGGGACTGTCTAATGCACCGGAAAGCCCGGATTAGCAGCAATATATCACTTTATTTGGGTGTGTGCAACAAATAAAAAGGGGGCCGAAGCCCCCTCTCGCATAGCCCGTTTGTGGCGAGCTACTGGTTCGTTTAGGTCGAACCGGACGAGCCGAACATACCCAATGGGTCTGACCAGCCGAAGCTATAACGCTCGCGGGACTTGTAACGGACATTACCCGTGTCGAAGTCACCATCCATGTTATTAGTCATCGGTGTACGCACAAAGTGCTTCAAACCGTTAGGCACGTCTGTGCAGATGAACCAAGCGTTGGTGTCAGTCAAATAGTTGTTGACGGTGTAGCCCCCGGGGATTGAACCGTTGTTTTTCAACGCATTGATGTCGTTGTCAGCAGTGCCAACACGGAGGCTGGTTTCCAACAAGCGAGTAGCAACGAATTGCAGCGCAGGTGGAACAATCAGCTTACGAGGTTTAGCAGCGATCAACAGACCACGCTCATCCGTCCAAGCAGCGATCTGAATAACGGAGGCTTCCAAAGAAGTCTCGTTCAAATCAACTTGGGTCGAAGGAGTGTTGGAGTTAACACCACCGCCTACGGTTGGGTGCGAAGTGCTAAACAAAGGTACACCGTCGCCGCCGTAATACTGGCTGGAGTTGGTGAAACCGTTGTTCAGAACAGCCGCAGCCTTGGTCTGCTTGGTGTACGCCATAGCGCGAGCCAAAGACTTGGTGTAGCGTGAAGACAAGCTGTCGTACAGATTATCTTCAATCGCTTCTTCAGTAATACTGAAGCCAAGGGCGATGGTTTCGTGCGTGTAGCGGGTAGAGAAAGCTTCCTGCGCGTTGTCATAAGCGATGGCAGAACCCTCGTTCTTGACAGGTGCAGCACCAAAGCCGGACAGCTTGGTTTCTTCCTCAAAGGAACGCTCAGAGGTTTCAGTCTCGTAGATTTCCTTGTGTTGCTCACCGTAGCGAGCGTACTCCATGCCAAACAAAGCATTCAATCCGGGGAGGAGTTCTTTAAGTAGTTGTGCGCGTGAAATAGCCATGATTTAGCTCCTTACAAACCGACGTTGTTTAAATACGAGTGAGCACTGGGGTTGAACTTAACCAACACATCAGTGAACGCATCGCCGATTGCCGAGAAGCCTTGAACCTCAACAAAGCCCACAATACGGAAAGCCGCAGCAGTGGTTTGCACTGTAGCGTCCAAAGCGCTGGTTGAGTTACCAGTTGTAGTGGAACCTGTGCTGGTGCTTTGTACAGCGGCAAAGAAGGTGTTAGTGCCCAAAACGGATTGAGCGCCAGAACCATCTAGCTGTGCTTGGAACGCAACGCTTGGGTCAGTAATAACCTTAGCTGTTACCACACCGGTTGTGCCGGAGGGGTAGTACTGAGAGTTAATCACTTGACCTTGTGCATTGACGTACTGGCAACCGACGAAAACGCCGATCGCACCGATGCCGCTGCCGCCAAGGTTGTTGGTCGTAATGTCGGCACCAGTGGCGGTAGAGATGGCTAAATAGCCGTCCGCGCCAATAATGACCACCTGACCATAGAAAATATTGGTGGCTTCGCCAGCAGGGTCAATCAGAAAAGTCTGAGTTGCACCAGCATAAGGCATGCCATCAATACGGTTAATGGGACGTAGCCCATAGGGAGAAGCTGTAGCTGCCATTTAATGACTCCTAAAATTTATTTACCAGAACCGAAAGTGACTTTCGACTTTTTATCGACGATCATCGCCATATTAGATCGAGCGTCTCTATCACGGAGAAAAGTGTTGTCCACTGATTCCATCTGCATTCTGTTCTTTTCATCGTAGTGTTTCATACGTTGTACCAAAAACTCAGACGGGATGCGGCAGAGCAACAAACCACCCACTTCAATCGTTCCTTTAAAACGACCTTCAGTGGAAGCGTGCATCATGAGCTCAGGATAATCCTCTGCTTTGCAGGGCTCGTATCCTTCGCGTAACTTCGACGAAATGTTGCCCGGATCAGCTACACCCATAGTGCTTGTACGTACCCAACGGTGCGTCCAATCAGGTCGAGGGTCGGGTGATGGCAGAGTTTCAGGCGCACGCCACATCTGTGGGCGCAGCATTTCTACTCTGGTTTCAGAATCACGACTCTTACGGTTTTGTGTTTGCTGTTCCATTATTCATTCCTTCTAAGTAAAGCAACCTGTTTTGCGTATTCTTCTACTGACACCCCAATACGGCGAGCTATCGCCACTTCGGATGCCTTTAACCGAATACGGTTAGGCGGTGTGCTCCGGGTGGCAGGTGCCACAACGGAACTTGGCTTTGTTGCACGGCGCGTGGTTTCATCCTCGTAAGCCGGTTCTGACCTCTTTCTAGGAGGCGGGTCATATTCTTCCTCGTCGCTCTGAACATCTTCAAAATGCTCAGGAAATCTTTTACGCATGGTGCTGTCGATTGTTTTGAAGTAATCTGCGCTACCAATATATTCGACACCATACTCGCGTTGTAATTTCTTGTCAAGCCCTAGTGCGGCAGACGTCATTTCTTCGTCTCTACCCCACCAGTCTCTGTTGTTTTCTATCCAACGTTGCGTCCGTGGGCTGACCTTTGGCGCGGTGTTAGCCGGGGCTTTAAACTCCCGCTCTTCTACCTCAATAGGCTTCATATCAGACGTACGCTCTATTTTGAGCGTCGCCCGAGTAATTTCTGCCTGTGCGTCGGCCAACTCGTCCGGGTCCGCAGAGTCGTAGGCTTCTTTGTACTTCTTCTTGGCGGCGACCAGCGCAGCGGCTGCTGCCTCTTGTGAAGTCTCAATGTAAGCCTTGCTCCCAGTAGAGAGCTGCTGTTGAAGTTTCTTGTTCTCCTCAAGAATCTGCCGGGCGTACGTCTCAGCTGCTTCCCGCTCTCGCAGGGCTTCTTCTTTGGCGCGTCGCTCGTCGTGATATCCACGAGTGAACTTTTTGATACGGGCTTGGACTTTCTCGTCGTATGTGGCGAGTTCGTCTTCTGTGGGCTCCTCCACCGGCTCCTTCATGGGCTTGCGACCACGATCTTGTACGGGGGTGTCGTCCTCAATTTCTATATCGAGTTTGTCCTCTTCAGCAGCAGCTTTCGACTGCTTAGTTTCCTTTTCATCAGAAAACTCATAGTCATCATCAAACTTTGTTGCCATGATTTACTCCTTACGATGCACGCGTAATACCACGCGGGTCTTCCACAACTGCTTCAACCGAGTCATCGTTGATGATCCGGAATTCACGGCCATGAATTTTCAGGCGGGTTCCTGAATTTGGTCGGACGATGACAAAGTCACCTTCCTTGCACGACGGCCCACTGGGGAACCGGGTTTTGTCTGCGTATGCGTCAGGGCCCAACTTCACGACGAATAGAACAGGGGTAAGCACCTCTTCATACATCATGGCTTGGCTGGACTTTACGATACCTACTTCGCTATTAGCGTACGCTTCCATAGCTTCGGGGACTACGCAAAGAAGCATAAATCTCTTCGGATCAGGCAGTTGCTTCGCCTTCTCCTCAGCTGATTCGTTCAAAATCCCCGAAAGGTCTACCGCAGCGACATTAAAATCAGTCATCACTCATCTCCGATCTTTGCACGAGGTCTTTAATTATGGATTCTGCATGGGTCAGACCCCGGATAACCCCGCAGACATGACGATACTCGTCAAAACTTTTTGCACCACCGTTTGATAGGTGGGATACCTGATCGTCTCGGAGCTTGTTGATCTCCTTAACTGTTACGGATAAGAGTGTGTGATCGTTCAATTTTTATCCTTTCTAGTAGACCTAGTGTCGTACTGGCGTTGTTGCATGGACATTTGAGCGCGATGTTTGGCAGCGTCAATCCCCATACGAACCCCTTCCGACTCCATCTGCTGTTTAAGTTTGTCCCGCGCAGCGGCTGCTGACGCCCCCACCTGCATTGCTGCGATCTCTTTCTGTGCCTCAATGCGAGAGTGCTCAATAGTCAGTTGGGCTGCTTTAGCTGACGCTTCTGCTTGCTGTTTCTGAGCTTTAAGCTGGAGCTCCTGCTGACGAATCTGCAACTCTTGCTGCTGCATCTGTACCACGGGGTCCTGCATCTGTTGTTGCGCCTGCTGTTGTTTGGCTTCCTGCTGGTCACGTTGCAAGAGAACGGCGGATGCCTTCGCAGCCATCATGGCAATCTGATCAGCCATCTCCGGTGAAATGTCTTTGTTGGACTCTTCACCCGGCAACGGTGTACCCAACTGCATCTCCACCTGCTTGCGATACTCAAACGCAATGTGCTCGTTGATGTGCGCCATCGCAGCCGCCTGAATAGCCTGCGCTTGTGGGTTCATCTGCATCAGCTGCATGATCTTCGGATTCTGCATCGCGGCCATGTGGACCTGAATGTGAGCCTCATGGTTCTGCTGGATGAACGCTTTGACCGGCTTGCCAATCAGCAAGTTCTGATTCTCCTGCACTGGGTCTTGCGGCACCGCATCATCTTCGATCGGCACAAGCTTGCTCGCGTTCTTGATACCAAGAATCTCAATCATCTGGCGGTGCAACACAGGCAAGTTGTACAACTGCGGCGCTGTCTGCGCCAGCTGGAGCACAGCCTGATACTGCACAATCTTCTGCGCCATCGTGGCAGCGTTAGGATCAGACACGGGGATTACGTCCACCATGTCGTAGTCTTCCTTACGGGCGGAGCGACGCGCATCTACTGGCTCGTAGTCGTAGTCCTCTGGGCAGTAGTCAGCGATGATTATCTTGAGCAGCTTGAACTCCTGCTTCATGGCAAAGTGCAAGCGGGACTGCACAGCAGTCATCACCTTGAGCGTACGCTCCAGAATCGCCAGCGTAGTGCCGACCGGAGCTTGCGAGCCCATGTCGCTGACCTTCATATCACCAGAGGAGGCGAACGCCCGGCCCTCTTGTACGATGTTCTGGAACAGCGAATACAGAACCTGACTTGGCTCCTTGTACGGAAGCGGTAAGATGTTGTCACGGATACTTCCGCTCGGCACATCTACGTCTCGGAACTCGCCGGGGGCAATCGGTGTGTCATCACCTTTAATGCGAAGCCCGCGTGATTTAAGACCCCCGGGGAGATTTGACAGAGTGCCTGCATCAACCAATTGGCGGATGAGCATGGTAGCGGACTTAGCGTAACCTCCAATGAGATGGATAAGACCGTATCCGTAGAACCCAAATCCGGGAATGTACTGATAGTGAACAAAATGTTGTCGTTTGAGGTGGAGTTTGTCTCCTTCATACCAATTCCTCCGTATGGCCAAGATTTGGTTAGTGCCCTTCTCAACCGTAATCACGTACGGCAGGGCGATGCCCGTCATCTCACCCTTCTTATTAGTATGCTCAAACCCCTTGAGGTCCAAGTCCACATTCATCTCTAATAGTCTAAACCTATCATCATGCAGCGCCGATAGCCCCATCTCTTCGGCCTTCTGCTTCTCAATGTCGTCCAGCTGATGCGTCGGCTCGCCGATATCTACATCCATGTAGAACCCAGCCTCCATGAGCTTGGTGATCTCGTTCTTGGTCTTACGCATAACGTGCGTAACTCGCTCCGCGCCTTCAAGACTCGACGCACCGTAAGGCACCACGATATCTTCAGCGGGGATAAACACAGCAACTTGGCGACCCTTGGCCGGATCGTAGTACACCTTCTTGAACGCGCTGCCCGTGATGGGCAACGACCACAACATCTTCTCGTGCTCTGGTCGATACTCAGTCATCACCTCGGTGAGCTGATAGTTCATATCTTCACGAACTCGCGCAGCGGCTTCTTCGCGCATGCGGTCAACAGCGCCAACGATCTGGGTCTTCACCGGGCCTTGTGCCGGAAACGTCTCCATCATTGCCTCTGACTGAAACCTTACAACTGACTCTGTAAGCATCGGGTGGAACACACCACATGCTCCTTGCCAAGGCTCTGTGCGCTCTTCATACTTCAAACCCAACAACTTCAGGCCATCAACGTAAGTCTGCATCCAGTCTTTACGATCGCCGATGTCTTTGTCGAACTCCTCAACCAACTCAGCACCAAGTGAGTCAATCACATCTGCGTCAATGTACTCAGCCAAGTTGGCATCAAACGTATCCGCAGTTTCTTTAGCGGGCTTAAGATCAATCTCAAGACCATCCATGCCAATACTTACTGACTCCGGGTCTTCGATCTCAATCTCAATCTCCGGCGCAACGTTGTCGATCTGTTCAAGACCCTCGGGCGCGGCGTATAAACCTTTGCTGATTGCCATGTTAATTCCTTAAACTGTATAAAAACGTTCGCGCTTATGACTTTTGAACCAATGAATCTCTTCCGGTTCGTCAATGGGCAAACGAAAAAACCCACCCTGCCTAAATCTCATCAACGCGAGTGTGGTCGCATCAACCAAGTCATCGTGTTCACCTGACGGGAACGCTGCGACTTCATCAACCAATTCTTCGGCCCAGCGCGTTCTGGGTATCCATACCTTGCCAGACGCGATTATGTCTGACACTGAGTTCAAACGGGCAATTTTGTCTTGGCCCCTGCTCGGCGTGTATTCTTGCACCGGAATCCCCATAGCCCGCAAGTCGTAGATCAGCGGCGCACCGGACGCCTTCTTCTCCACAATCAGAGCATCGGGCTCGTAGTCGTTGTACTCTTTGAGCACATCCTTCTTGAGCTCCGGAAACTCCACCCGCTTCTTGTAAGTATTTAGTAAGATGATATTTGGCCTGTTACCATCCTTGGGGTTGTCAAAAACCCCCCACGTAGTACTGGCTGAATAGTCCGCCCGCTGGGTCTTCTCAAACGCCGTATCCCAGCTCTGCAAGATAAAGTCACACTGCGGCGGTTCCTCTTCTTCCCACCACTGCCACCAGTCGCGCTTAATAATCGCCGCCTCATTACCCACCGGGTTCTGCTGATACTGTGCCTGCCACTTGGAGTTGGGCAACTCCTCCTGCAACGCCGACAACTCCTCCAACGACCAGAACTCTGGCCATAGGGGTAAACCCGAGGGCATGATGGCCGGGAACTCAATGACTTCCCACTGCTCTCCACCTCTTCCGGCAGCAGCTTTGAGCACCTGCCCAGTCAAATCACGCTGCGCCCACCGGGTCATCACGATCACAATCGCCCCTCCCGGCTGCAAACGCTGGCGCGGGCCGGACGTGTACCACTCGTACACCTTATCGAACACATCTGGGTTGGATGCAGCGAGCGCAGCCTCCTGCTCAGAGTGCGGATCGTCAATAATCAGCAGATCAGCGCCCTTACCGGTCACCGTACCGCCCACACCGATCGCAAAATAGTCGCCGCCCTTGCTGGTATTCCACCGGCCAGCCGCTTTTGAGTCCGCTCGGAGCTCTAAAGCAGGGAAAAGTTCCCTATAAGCCTCCGAGTCCACCAAATTTCGTACCTTCCGGCCAAAACCTGTCGCCAATTCAGCCGTGTTGGAGCTCTGAATCACTTTTTTGTTCGGAAATCTGCCCAGAAACCATGCTGGCAGCAGATATGAGGCAAATTCTGACTTGGTATGCCGGGGTGGCATGTTGATAATCAGCCTTTTACACTCTCCGGAGGCCACTCGCTCAAACGCCTTGGCCATAATCTTGTGGTGACGCCCGCCAATGAAGTCCGGCCACACCTTTTCCACGAATCCCATGTACGTGGTGCGGGCCAACTCCTTCTCCATCATCTTCTCGCGGCGATCTAAGTCCTCCAAGATCAACATCTTCTTGGCGTCAGGCAACTTATCGAGCTGGCTCAAGAGAAGTTTCATCTCCTCATCAAGCGCCATCGTAGTTTGCTCAGGTCTCATAAGGCTTTTCCTGCTCAGCGGGCAGATCGGGCTCGGCGGGCTCAACTTCCTCGACCATAGGCAACTTGAGTCCCAACTCTTCGTCGATGTCGATGTCAATCGCGCTGGTATTCGCACCATGCGCCAGCAGCATCTTACGCACCTTATCCTTGATGGCCTTATCAAGATCGGCAACTGAGCCGTAGTTGATAGTAATCTCAGTCTTCTCCGTAAAGAGGCCCACATCGCTGATCTTGCCCAACATCTCTGTGGCCTTGATCTCAATACGCGGGTCGCCGCACATAGACAAATCCAACAACTTGTTGGTAATCACCATACGCAGCTCAGATACATCGGCCACCGTATGGGCGTTGTACTCATTGAGCATGGAGCGGATTCTCTCCGCAACATTGCCTTCATATAGCTTGGGTGGATTTACGGGCGTGTCCTCGGCCAGCGGATATTTCCTCGGCCTACCGGGCTTGCGCTTAGTCGGCGATTCGGGGGACATCGCTTCTTCAAACTGTTGCTTTGCCTTCTGGGCAAACGCTTGAAACACTTCGTCGGCAACGGCCTGATCGTCAGTGTCTTGCTCGTCTGGTGTTGTAACGAAGCCGGACTCTTCGAGTGGGCTTTGCCCGCTGTGCCCGCGCAGTCCTTCTAGGAGCGCAGCAGTGTCGCCCGCTATCTGCATGTTCTCACGCAAAGTCGTTGCTGCCTCCGGAACTAGATCGGTAGGTAGCGGCGTTAGTTTGTCTGGCTCAATATGTAGAGTCATGGAGGAAAAGTAGGGCACTCCAGTAATGCGCGGAATATAACATAAAAAATATAC